GCAGCGATCCGCTCGATCGTGGCGGGTGGTGTTGCGAAGGAGTACACGATCGGCAACCGCAGCCTCAAGAAGTACGACATGGCGGATTTGCTGCAGCTCGAGGGTAAGCTCAAGGCTGAGGTGAAGCGTGAGCAGATGGCGGACCTGATCGCCAATGGGCTCGGCAACCCCCACAACCTGTTCGTGAGGTTCTGATGGGATTGCGCACGCAACTGTTCCGGGCGATGGGATTTGAACCATTGCGGCCCAAGCGTCGGGCGTATCAGGGCGCACGGGTGAACCGGCTGACGGCGGACTGGGTGACGAGTGGCACCAGCGCCGACAGCGAGATCAAGTCCAGCTTTAAGTCACTGCGCAACCGTGCACGGCAGCTGGTGCGGGACAACGACTACGCCAGGCAGGCAGTGCGCGCGATCCAGAACAACGTGATCGGGCACGGCATCCGGCATCAAGGTCAGGTGAAGATGCTCGGCGGTGGGCGTCTAGATGAAGTGATCAACGGCCAGATCCACGAGCAATGGGAGCGGTGGATGCATAAGAGCCGCTGTGATGTGAGCGGGCTGCTGGGCTTCCACGACATTGAGCGGCTGCTGTCGCGCAGCATGGCGGAGTCGGGTGAGGTGTTTGTTCGGATGATCCGCAGGCCGTTCGGTGATTCGCAGGTGCCGTTTGCGCTGCAGATCCTGGAGGCGGATTATCTGATCGACGACGACGTGCCGCAGGCGGCGGACGGCAACACGGTTCGGATGGGCATCGAGGTGGATGGCTACCTACGGCCGCAGGCCTACCACTTCTATGCCAACCATCCGGGAGACACCTATGCGGGCAACCCGCGGACCAATGGCCGGCGGATCCGGGTTCCTGCTGATGAGGTGATCCATCTGTTCCTGCCTGAGCGGCCGGGCCAGACCAGAGGCGTGACATGGTTCGCGTCGGCATTGATGCGGCTTCACATGCTGCAGGGCTATGAGGAAGCCGAGGTGGTACGGGCGCGGGCGAGCAGCGCGCTGATGGGATTCATCCAATCGCCGGAGGGCGAGCTGGTTGGTGATGAGATCTACGAAGGCGAGCGCGTGAGTGAGTTCACGCCAGGCGTGTTCAAGTATCTGGCGCCAGGCGAGAGCGTGACGGTGCCGGATCTGAACTCACCGGATGGCCAGCTTGAACCGTTCACGCGGTCGATGCTGCGTGCCGTGGCGGCTGGCGTGGGCGTGAGCTTCGAGAGCATCAGCAAGAACTTCAGCGAGAGCAACTACAGCAGCAGCCGGCTGAGCCTGCTTGAGGAGCGCGACACATATCGGGTGTTGCAGCGTTACATGATCGAGAACTTCCACCAGCCGGTGTTTGAGGCATGGCTCGAGATGGCGGTGCTCGGCGGTGCGTTGAGGTTGCCGGGCTATGAAACCAATCCTGACCGCTACCGGGCCAGCAAGTGGGTGCCAAGGAGCTGGGAGTGGGTGGATCCGCAGCGCGAGGTGGATGCCTACAAGGCGGCCGTGAGGTGTGGCTTCAAGACGTTGGCCCAGGTGATCAGCGAGCAGGGCGGCGATTTGGATGATGTGCTCGCACAGCGTCAGTCAGAACTGGCCAAGCTCGATGAGATGGACATCGTGCTCGACACCGACCCGAGTGAGGTGAGCCAAGCAGGCTTGACTCAAGTCAGACCAGCCGGCTCGATTGATCCGTTTGGTGATACCGAATCGCCAATGGAGGAGGAGGAGTACGAGGAGCTATCGGTGCTCGAGGATCCGCTGGAGGATCCAGAGGATTGATGGCGAACGTCAACGGCACCGAGATCGACCTGATGCCTACCGATGGGATGCGCACCGAAGCGGAGCGCTACCGCGAATGGAAGGCTGATGGCGAGCCGGGTGGCACCGAGGTGGCAGCGACGCGGGCTAGCCAGATCCTGTCGGGTGATGAGCTGTCACCCGAGACCGTGATCACGATGGCGGCGTGGTTTGCGCGGCATGAGGTGGACAAGCAGGGCGAAGGCTTCAGCCCTGACGAGGATGGCTACCCATCGCCGGGGCGTGTGGCATGGGCGGCATGGGGTGGCGATGCTGGCCAGAGCTGGTCTAATGGCAAAGCGGATAGAATCAAGGCACTACAAGACAGAAGCGCTATGGAGATGGAGCGCCCCTATCCGAATGAGCACGCTGCAAGACTGACCGATCCCGATCAGTACGATTCGCTTCGCCGCGAAAATGGTGCCGGCGGTCCGGGCATTGACTTCATCTATGGCATCAAGGGAGGCGAAAGCGAGATCCAGGCAATCCGATTTAGCAGCGCGCAATACACCCCAGCTGAGGCGCGCAACTGGCTGGGCGAGCATGACTTCAATCCGATCATGTTTGAAGAGGCAACAGGCGACGGCGAAGGTCGCAGCCTCACAGGCAAGTATCAACGCGCCGAACTGACCACCTTCGACGAGGTGGAGGATCGCACCTATGAGTTCCCGTTCAGCTCTGAGTTCCCCGTTGCTCGGTACTTCGGCAACGAGATCCTGAGCCATGAGGCCAACGCGGCCGACCTGAGCCGTCTGAACGATGGCGCGCCCCTGCTGTTCAACCACAACCCGGATCGTGTGATCGGTGTGGTTGAGGGCGCAAGGATCGACAGCAAAGGACGGCGCGGCTATGCGCGGGTGCGGTTCAGCCGCAACCCGTTCGCTCAGGAAATCTTGAGCGACGTGAAGGACGGCGTTCTACGGAACGTGTCTTTCGGCTACTCCATCGACAAAATGGAGGAGCGCGGCAGCGGTGACTTTGTCGCCACTGCCTGGGCACCTTACGAGGTGTCGATCGTCAGCGTTCCTGCTGACAAAACCGTGGGCATCGGCCGCGCTTTGACGCCCACAGAACCCGCTGCTTCGGCAGCACCATCCCCTGATCCCCTTCCTTCAATGGAAACCAACGCCACCGATCTGGCCGTGGTGCGGGCCGAAGCCGTTGAGGCTGAGCGCTCCCGCATTGCTGAAATCTCTGCCCTGTGCGACAAGCACAAAATGGGCGAGCTGGGCCGCCAGCTGGTCGAGTCTGGTCGTTCAATCGACGAGGCCCGGGCTGCTGTTCTTGACAAAATGAACATTCCCCAGGAGACCGTCAACATGAGCGCCGCCGATCTCGGCATGACCGTGAAGGAAGCCCGCAGCTTCTCCTTCCTCCGTGCCATCAACTACCTGTCCAACCCGACCGACCGTTCGGCCCGTGAGGCTGCTGCGTTCGAGATCGAAGCATCTGATGCTGCTGCTGCCAAGCTCGGCCGTCAGTCCCGTGGCATCACGATCCCCCAGGACGTGCTGCGTCGTGACCTGAACGTCGGCACTGCCACCGCTGGCGGCAACCTGGTCGAGACCATGCTCGACGCTGGCAGCTTCATCGACCTGCTGCGCAACGCTTCGGCTTTGGATCAAGCTGGCGCCACCGTGCTGACCGGCCTGACCGGCAACGTCGCTATCCCCCGCCAGTCCGGCGCTGCCACTGCCTACTGGGTGGCTGAGAGCGGCGCTCCTACCGAGTCGCAGCAGACGGTGGATCAGGTCAGCCTGACCCCCAAGACCGTGGCCGCTTACACCGACTACAGCCGCCGCCTGATGATCCAGTCCTCCATTGACGTGGAGAACATGGTTCGCGGTGATCTGGCCCGCGTGCTGGCGCTCAAGATCGACCTTGCTGGTCTTTACGGCACCGGCTCCAACAGCGAGCCCCTGGGTCTGAAGCTGACCACCGGCATCGGCACCGAGAACTTCGCCGCCGCTGCCCCTACCTTCGAGGAAGTGGTGGCACTCGAGAGCGACGTGGCAACCGCCAACGCACTGCTCGGCAGCCCTGTCTACCTGATGAACGCTGCCATGCGCGGCGGCCTCAAGACCACCAAGAAGGACGCCGGCTCCGGCATGTTCATCATGGAGGGCACTGAGGTCAACGGTTACCGCGGTGTGCTGTCCAACCAGGTGGCAGCTGGCGATCTGTGGTTCGGCAACTTCGCCGACCTGATCATCGGCTACTTCAGCGGCCTCGACATCATGGTGGACCCCTACAGCAACAGCACCAGCGGCACCGTCCGCGTGGTCGCAATGCAGGACGTGGACATCGCCGTGCGTCATCCTGAGTCCTTCAGCCGCGGCGCTGATACCCTCTGATGTTGATCCAGGTCCTACGGCAAACGATGCTGGCGGGCCAGGTGGTTCGTGTGGGGGATGTCCTTGAGGCATCTCCTACCGACGCCAAGCTACTGATCGGCATCGGCAAAGCAATTCAGACTGTCAAGGCGGCAGTCGAAACGGTTGAGGCAATCCAGCCTGAGCCTGCATCAAAACCCCAACTTCCTAGACGGAGGACTAAGCCATGACCATCCACAATCTTGGGACCAAAACTGAGGTCCTCAACTTCCTGCCCAATGATGTGGTGACAGCTACTGTCACCGCCAGCACCGCCATCGACCTGGTGGATTATGAAGGCGACATTGCCGTCATTCTTTGCGCCGAAGCAGGCGGCGCCAGCATTACCTACCTCGGCAAGCTGACCGAATCCGACACATCTGGTGGCACTTACACCGATGTGACCGGCGGCGCGTTCACCATCACTGCTGCTAACACCGCATCGGTTCAGAAGATCGCTGTCAACTCTGACAACACCAAGCGATTCATCAAGGCAGTGGTTACGGTTGCAGGCGGCACTGGTGCCGGCGCTGTGACGATCGTCGGCCTGGGCTCCAAGAAGTACAGCTGATGGCGATCACGGAAGATCTGGACATCTTCCTGGCAGACTTCGGCGTCAGCTGCACAGCTGGCGCCGTTACTGCTAATGGGATTCTGGACATGCCGAGCCAGATCCTGAGCGATGGCATGGTGCTCAGCACTGATTACACGCTGACTGCGCGGGCGTCAAACTTTGGCAGCTTGATCCGCGGCAACGCGATCACGGTCGATAGCGTGGCCTACACGGTGCGCGAGACCATGTTGATCGACGATGGCAAGTTTGTTCAGATCGCACTGCAAAAGACATGAGCGGCCCATTCAAGGTCAATACACGCAGCCAGTGGGCGGCAACCAATCCAGTGCTGCTGGCTGGTGAGCCTGGCCTTGAGAGCGATACTGAGAACCTGAAAATTGGCGACAACCGCACGGCATGGTCTGGCCTGCCCTATTTTGGTAACCCTGGCTACTGGGGTTCGTTCTGGGATGAGACGTCGCAGGTGGCGGCGCTGGCTAATACGGCCTATGCGATCAAGCTGCGGCAAGTTGACACGTCAAGCCGTGGCACCAAGATTATCTCAAACGAGCGGATCACCTTCGATCACCCCGGCATCTACAGCATTACGTTCTCGATTCAGTTCAGCAATACAGACAACTCGATTCACGACATCAACGTCTGGCTCCGCAAGAACGGCACCAACGTGTCCGCTAGCGACAGCCGGTTCAGCATCATTGCCCGGCATGGCAGTGTTGATGGCAACGTGATCGGCTGCGTCAACTTTGTGCTGGGTTTGACCACCAACGACTACCTCGAGCTGATTTGGGCGACCAGCAACGTCGCAGCCTACATTCTTGCCGAGGCAGCCCAGACCAGTCCCTACGCTCACCCGAGCGTCCCCGGCATCATCTGCACTGTCGTTCAAGTCGCATCGGCTTAAGCCATGGCAACCAAACGCGAGACCATCCTGGCGGCGATTCGCACGGCGCTAATCGGCACCACAGGAGTCAGCACGCGGATCTACCGCAGCAGGGTCGAACCACTGGCTAGGGGCGAGCTACCGGCGATCGTGGTCGAGCCTGTCAGTGACAACGCTGAGCAGAACACCAGCTTGCCAACCCTGGACTGGACCCTGACCGTTCGCATCTCGGTGATCGTTCGCGGCGACATCCCCGACCAAGTGGCTGATGCAACAGTTCAAAGCCTCCACGCCAAGGTGATGGCCGATCTCACCCTGAGCGGCAATGCCTACGATGTGCAGCCTGTCTCGGTGTCGTTTGATCTGGTCGAAGCAGATCAGCCCAGCGGTGTGATCAGCTGCGACTACGCTGTCAGGTATCGGACCAAAGTGGCCGATCTATCCCTCAGCCCGTAGCAGCTACGATGGTGGACGAACACAAAGGCCAGGGCGGCAGCTATCTGGTCGATCCTAAAACCGGCAAGCGAAAGCTCGTCGAGCGGACCCAGCCGGCCCCTCATCCAACCTTCGAGGTAGCCTCCAATGGCATCAGTTCTGACTCGCCGACGCCTGATCCTGGCGAAGATTGAAAGCACTTACGGCACCGACTCATCGCCGACAGGCAGCAGCAACGCGATCTTGGTGCGCAACCTTGAGATCCAGCCGCTCGTTGCTGACACGGTGAACCGCGACCTGGTGCGCCCATACATGGGCCAGGCCGATCAACTGCTGGCGCGAACCCGAGTCGAAGTCAGCTTTGAGGTTGAGCTGGCCGGTTCCGGCACCGCTGGTACAGCCCCGGCCTATGGCCCGGTGCTGCGCAGCTGCGGCCTTAGCGAGACCCTGGTCACCAGCACCAGCGCCACCTATGCGCCCGTGAGCAGCGGCTTCGACAGCTGCACGATCCATTTCCACGAAGACGGCATTCGGCACAAGCTGACGGGTTGCCGCGGCACCTTTGAGCTCAACGCTGAGGTGGGTGCGATCCCTTCGATCGCGTTCACGATGACCGGCATCTACAACGCCCCGACCGACGAGACACTGCCGACCCCCACCTACGCCAACCAGGCAGCCCCGCTGCTGTTCAAGGAGAGCAACACCACCAGCTTCTCCGCGTTCTCCTACAGCGGTTGCCTGCAGTCCTACAACTTCTCGATGGCCAACGATGTCATCTATCGCGAGCTGGTCGGCTGCTCGAAGGAGATCCTGATCACCAACCGAGCACCCAGCGGCACCGTTGTGATCGAGGCGCCGACCATTGCGGCGAAGAACTTCTTCGCGATTGCCACTGGCAGCAGCACTGGGAGCATCACCTTCCAGCACGGCACTACAGCCGGCAACAGGTGCACGGTGACGACTGCGCAGTCTGATCTGGGCAATCTGAGCTACAGCGACCAGGACGGCGTGCAGATGCTCAACATGCCCTTCATTGCAGTTCCGACCAGTTCGGGCAATGATGAGCTGTCAATCGCTTACACCTGATCCGCGTGGCATTCGTTCTTAAGCAATCTGGCACCTATTCGTGGCCGGTCGCCTTTGATCTTCCGATTGATGGTGGCCGCCACGAGCGCCAGACCTTTGATGGTGAGTTCAAGCGCCTGCCACAAAGCACAATCGGTCCAATGGTTGCCGAGCTCCAGAAGCTCGAAGACCTTGGCGATCTGGATCAAATCACCAACATCGCTCGCGATGTGCTGGTGGGTTGGTCTGGCATCAACGATGACGAAGGCAAAGAGATCCCTTTCAGCCAGAAGGGATTGGACGAATTGCTTGAGGTGCCATTCTTGGCCATTGCTGTGCTAAAGGCATACATGGACAGCATCAAAGGAGCTAAGCGAAAAAACTGATAGAGGCCGCGCAGCATTGGGCGGGCGGGAGCGTCGTTGACGAAACCGCCGCCGATGCCGCGGCCATGGGCATCGCCCTCCCGGATCTGCCGGATGCACCGGCTGAAGACTTCGGCGTTTGGCCAGAAAACTGGCCAGCCATTGAGATGTTCCTGCGCGCCCAGACGCAATGGCGCACGACCATGAGTGGGGTGATCGGCTTGGACTATGCAGCGGTCCAATGGCTGTTTAGACTGTATGGAGTGGAAGACCAGCGCACACTGCTGGAAGACCTACAGACCATGGAGGTCGCTGCCATGCAAGCCATCAACAAGCAGGGGGGCTGACCATGGCGATGAACATGGACGCCATGCTCCGCATCAAGGCGGACGTTCAGGGCGAGAACAACATCCGCCGGCTGGGCAACTCGCTGCAGGGCCTCCAGGGCCAGGCCAAGAACGCTGCGCTGGGCTTCAACAACCTCAAGGGTGCGGTGGGTGGCTTTGCCACGGCAATCGCCGGCAGCGCCATTGTGGCTGGCCTAGGCGCCATTGTGAAGAAGTCGATCGACGCAGGTGATGAGCTGTTCAACCTGCAGGCAAAAACTGGCGTAGCCGCTACCGCACTGATCGGCATTGGCAACGCTGCCAAGCTGGCGGACGTGGACGTGGGCACCCTGGGCAAGGGGCTGACCAAGCTCAACGTAAATCTGGTCAAGGCAGCCGAGGGCAACGAAGACATAGCGCGGAAGTTCCAGGCGCTGGGCGTCAACGTCAAAGATGCCAATGGCCAGGTGGTGCCGGCTGATAAGGCGCTCAAGCAGATCGCTGATCGGTTTGCTGACATGCCGGATGGAGCGCAGAAGGCGGCCGCAGCGGTGGCATTGTTTGGCAAGTCCGGCGCGGACCTAATACCGCTGCTGAATGAAGGGGCGGCCAGCATGGAGAAGTTCACCTACAAGGTGGGCGAAGATTTTGCGGCGCGTTCGGATCTGTTCAACGACACGATCACCGAGCTGGGCATCAAGACGCAGGGCTTTGGGCTGGAGCTGACTGACGCGCTGCTGCCGGCGCTGCAATCAATCCTGGAGGTATTCGCCGATCTGTTTGATACCAAGCAAGATTGGACGGCGCTGTTTGATGTTATTAAGTTTGGCATTCGACTTGTTGCTAGCGCAATCTTTATCACAATTAAGCTGGTTGACGTACTAGTTAAGAACTCAGTTACTGCATTTCAAGCAATAAGCAAAGCGTTGCAAGGAGATTTTGCGGGTGTTGTTGACATATATAAGAACAGGATTGGTAGTTTTGTTGAACAGGCAAAACAAGACTTTGGACAGCTCCAAAAGATTTTCACTGATGCACCATCCCCTGGCACAGGCCGGCGCACGGGCGGCCGCAACATGGAACTAGATACAAGTGCAGCTGATGCAAAAGCGGCGGCAGAAGCTAGGAAGGCAGCCACTGAGCAGGAGCGGGCTGCTCAGCGGTACAACGAAGGACTAAAAGGTGCAATAAACTTGGCGGGCAATTTGAATAAACAAATCAGAGACATTAGCCTGTCAACGCAAGACGTAGGAGCCGATCCTGTCGATCAAATCCTAAACGGATATCAAAAAAACTTAAACGCAATACAAGATGAGCAAGAAACTTTATTTAAAAAAGCAGATGAGTTTACAAACAAGACAGGGATAAGGTTTGAAGGACTGCGAAATAAAATCAAAGAGCTAGGCGCAGCTAGAACAACAGAAGCCGGAGCACTGCGTGATCAAGAATTGATTGACTTGCTGCCATCAGTAAAGGAATACAATGACAAAATTGCTGAAATCTCAAGAGGCAAGACTGAGCTGACCGAGCTGGAGAAACTGAACGCCCAGGTCAATCTGCTGCAGCTGGACATCCTTGCTGCAACCAACCCGGCACTGGCTGAGCATGTGCGGCTGTTGCGCGAGCGCGCTGGAGCACTTGATGATGCAAACAAAAAGCAAAAAGAACAAGAAGACAGCTTTGGCGTTAACTTTGGAGACAAGCTCACGGCTTACTATAAATCAATTAGTAACTTTGGTGCACAGGTTGGCGATGCTGTTGTCAATACTTTTCAAGGATTAGAGGATCAACTAACCAATTTCGTCACTACTGGTAAATTAAGTTTTGCTGATTTGGCGAATAGCATCATCGCTGACATCGCCCGGATCGCGATCCGACAGGCGATCATTGCGCCACTGGTAGGAGGTGTTGGCAAGATATTAAAACTTCCTGGCTTCGCCAACGGCGGCGTCTTTGCTCAGAACGGGATCCAGAAGTTTGCCCGCGGTGGCATCGTTGACAGACCGACCATGTTTCCGTTCGCCAATGGAACGGGCCTCATGGGCGAGGCTGGCCCAGAGGCGATCATGCCACTGCGTCGTGGCCGTGATGGGCGCCTCGGTGTTGCTGCTGGCGGTGGCGGTGGCGGCATCAACGTCAACGTGAGCGTGGACGCAAAGGGCACCAGCGTCTCCGGTGATGCTGGCAACAGTGCTGCATTGGGCAAAGCGATTGCTGCTAGCGTGCAGGCTGAACTGGTCAAGCAAAAGCGTCCTGGAGGATTGTTGGCCTGATGGCAACCTTTACCTACACACCGAGCTTCGAAGCAACGGAAGCAAGCAAGCCGCGTGTCTCCAAGATTCAGTATGGCGATGGCTATGAAATGCGCGCAACATTTGGATTGAATACTGATCCAAAGGAATGGACGCTTACCTTTTCAGAACGAACTGATACGGAACGCGACAACATCCTTGCATTTTTGGAGGCGCGTAATGCAGTCGAAAGTTTTGACTGGACACCACCGCGTGGCAGCGCAGGTAAGTATGTTTGCGAGGAGTGGCAGGTGACACTGCGGTCGTGTAACTTCAACACAATCCAAACCAAGTTTCGGGAAGTGTACGAACCCTAATGGCATACACAGCCTGGGCCAGTGCTACTAGCTATGCGGTTGGCGCCATTGTTCGCGCCAGTACGGTGCAGGACTTTG